TACAGCATTAGGAGCTGGCGCTGGTAGTGCACAAGGCACGGTAACTATTACACCTGCCGCTGATTCAAACCCTGGCCAACCAAATTCTACCGTGATGCTAGATTATTTAAATCAAACTAATTTAGGCATAAGAAGATTAGATATAGATCCTTTTGATGATTTTAAAAATGCTGTTAACAGAGCGGAAAATTACGGTGGAATTTCTTCTGTTGACTTGTCTACAGCATTAGCAAGATCAAAACTAAGAGATCCTAATAATCTAAAGAATCAAGCTTTTACTGGAGCATTAGTCACTGAAGGAATAATATCTTCTAACTTTGCAGTTCCAGTAGTGCCAAAATTTGGAAGAGTTGTAGGTCCAGAAAAGACTCCAAGAAGAGGTACAGAATCCATCGGTAGTCAAGATGGAAGAGTACAAATGTTCACGTAAGGAATGATATGGCAACAATCACAACAGATATAGTACCAAGTGCAAAGTTTAATCCGGTCTTTCAAGATAAAATAACTGCAAGAACAAGACTAGCACCAGGGATAACAATGGCAAAATTTTTAGGTAGCCACGGAGATCCAGTTACTATGCATCATATATTATCTAACGCTGATAAGAAAACACTAGCAAAACAATATGTATTACATGCAGAGGCTATGAGAACTATAAATGATCCAAAAAGTACAAAAGAATTTGAAGACTTTAGACTTGAAGTGCAAGAAGGTTTATATATTCCTGGGCCTGATGAAAAGTTAGACGTAAGCACTGGAGTAAATCATTTTTTAACAAATGGCCAAGGAGTGGTTTATGCTTTAAGAGATATTACTGGAGCCATTGCCTTAGAAAAAACTTTTGACTTAGCTGTGTTCTGGAAAGATTATTTAAATTTTGACAGATTAATATTAGATTATGATAACTATAATCCAGATGAATCGCTTCACGCGTGTATAATATTGATTATGCCGCAGATAGTGGCGCCTTGGACCGTTACTTATAAGAACGAGGTAGAAACAAGATTTAATAATACTTCTCAAACTACTAATGAACTTTTAGAGGTAGTAGTCCCTAATGAAAATTTAGAAACACTAAATACTTGATATAAATAGACAAAAAGGATTTTAAATGCCATCAAGAGCTTTTTCAATTGAAGACGGTAATATAGGTAATAAGAGTATTCTTACTTCCAGAAGAGAAGAGTACCTTGATATCGATCTTTCCTTTGCTAAAAAAAGCTCTGGAGATATATTTAAAAAATCAAGTGCGGCTGCAGTAAAACAAGCCGTAAGAAATTTATTATTAACTAACTTTGCTGAAAAACCATTTTTACCAAGGTTTGGTGCAGACTTAAACTCTATGCTATTTAGACTTAGTAGTGATATTGATGATGATACTTTAGAAGATGATATAATAAATGCTATTGAAACGTATGAACCACGAGCAAGAGTTTTAAACATAAAAAGTAACATAAGTCCAGATACGAATGAAGTAAATATTACTGTGACTTTTCAAATAATTAACACGTCAGAAGAAGCTTTTGTTGACGTATCGCTAACGAGGTTAAGATAATGGCAACGACAATTAAATCAACACAATTAGATTTTGACTTTATTAAAAATAAGTTAAAGGAAAAATTTAAAGAACAAACAGAGTTTCAAGACTACAATTTTGAGGCTTCAGGTTTAAATAACTTATTAGATGTCTTAGCACTTAACTCACATTTTAACGGACTAACAGCTAACTTTGCGTTAAATGAAAGCTTTATAAACACTGCGCAGTTAAGAAGCTCTGTAGTAGCTCACGCTGAAACTTTAGGATACGTTCCAACATCTTATACTTCTTCTCAAGCAAAATTAAAATTATCAATATTAATATCAACAACTCCTAGACCTACAAGTGTTACTCTCACAAGAGGAACAATATTTACATCAAGCGTTGACGATGTAAGTTACACGTTTCAAACAAGACAAAATTTTGTAGCTACAGATGATGGTACTGGATCTTATGAATTTAAGACATCTGATGGATTATCCGATATTCCTGTTTTTGAAGGAATTGAAAAAATTAAAACATTTATAGTAGGCGAAAAATCAGACTCTCAAATTTATGTAATACCAGATGTTACTATGGACACCTCTACTATAAGAGTTAGAGTTTTTGATACGTTAACAGGCACTACTTTTACAACTTATACAGATATACAAGATGCAGTAAGAATCACAGATGATTCAGCTTTATTTCAAATAAAAGAAGTACCAAATGGTTATTATGAACTGATATTTGGTGATGGACTAAGCACTGGTAAAGCTCCTGTAGCTGGAAATAAAATAGTAGTTGATTACTTGTCTACACAAGGAAATGTGGCAAATGGAGCTACAACTTTTACTACTAGCGTAGCTTTAAACGTAAATGGTGTAAATTATCCACTAACAGCTGCGACAAGCTCCGCTTCTGCTGGTGGTGCCTTTAAAGAATCTTTAGAGTCAATAAGAAGAAACGCTCCAATATCTTTCAGCTCTCAAAAAAGATTAGTAACTGCAGAAGATTACAGAGCTCAAATACTAGCTAACTACGGTACGTATTTAGATGACGTCATCGCTTGGGGAGGACACGACAACGTGCCGCAAGTATATGGTAGAGTTTACGCCGGTCTTAAGTTTAAGAGCAACATAGATACCTCAACTCAAGAAGATATTAAGAACCAAATAAAAAATAATTTATCAGAAAATTTAGCCATCATGTCTATAGATCTAGTATTTGCTGATGCCATAACAACTAAGCTCATACTAACCACGTTTTTTAATTTAGATCCAGACTTAACATCTTCAACTTCTCAATCAGTCGAAAATTTAGTTCAAAGTACTATAAATTCTTTCTTTACAACTAACTTAAAAAAGTTCAATAAAGTTTTTAGAAGATCTAATTTATTAACAGCTATCGATGCATTAGATGTTGCTATTCTTAACTCTCGCATGACTGTTAAAATGCAAAGAGAACAAGCTATCGACATAAATCAGTCTGTTACGTACTCAGTATCTTTTCCTGCTATAATCGCAGAACCGGATGATGTTGATAGAATCATAACAACTTCTTTTTTTACTCTTAACAGCAAAACGTGTTCCATAAGAAATGCTTTAAATAGTAATAAATTAGAAGTAGTTGACCAAGATGGAGTTGTTCAGGTAGATAACATTGGATCGTATTCGCAAAATGAAGGTGTAGTCACGCTCACTGGATTTGCTCCAACTGCTATTCAAGGAAGTTTCTTAAAAATAAATGCTTTACCAGCAAATCAAGGTACTATAAGACCTTTACGTAATTATATACTTGACATTGACACCGTTAGTTCACTTTCCACTGCAGTAATAGATAACCAAAACACGTTAGTAACATTGTAAGATGACAATTAATTATCATTATAATCGTCGAAATAGAAACTTTTTAAATAGAAAAGTAAGTGAAGCTTTACCTGAGCATATCACTAGTGATTTTACTAAGTTTGTAGATTTTTTAGAAACTTATTATAAACAATTAGATTCTGACGGAACTACTTCTTTTGGAAATGATATAAAGCAGTTATTTCAATTAAGAGATGCTGGTTCTACACCACAACTAAATAACTTAATATCTGAGATCGCTGCTGGATTACCTAATGGTGATAACTTTACAGATGCTAGATATGCAGTAAGAAGACTTGCAGAGTTACAAAGAAATAAAGGTACAAGATTTTCGATAGAAGAATTTTTTAGATTATTTTTTCAAGATAAGATAGTAGTAGAATATCCAAAAGATGACTTGTTTATTGTAGGTGCTGGTGATTCGAACGTGCCGGCTTCACTAATAGGACCTGAATCTTTAAAAGTTATTCAGAACGGCAAGTTATTTCAAGTTTTTTCTATACTAATAAAAACAGCTTTGTCAAGTAATACTTGGGAAGCATTATATAAAAAGTTTATTCATCCGGCCGGCTTCTTCTTTGCAGGAGAAATAACCTCAGACACTCAAGCAACTAGTAACATAACGGCTCAAGGTTTTCTTAATGATGAAGATTCTGGTGCGATTACGTTTATAAGTCAAGCTTCCATTCCGCCAGCGGCTCCATTTGTACAATTAACTGCATTAATAGATTCAGGTGGCGATGCAACAAATGATTTTAGAGTAGGATTGGATCAGTTAGTTAGTGTATATCAAAATCTTACTCCAGCGCAAATAGATAAGTTTTACTCAAGCACTTCACAACTTATCACTCCAAATTCGTTTACTTTTGATGATAGTAACATCAGAGACAGCGCAGCAAACGCAACTCCAGACTTCTCATTAGCAACAGAGACTATGGATAATGAAATATTCGGAAATTACTTAATTGACTCAACTTTCTAGTATAAATAGAACTATTATTTAGGATAAAAAATGACAAGACAAAATATTAATACAGGCTCAGCGGCAAACGACGGTACAGGCGATACTTTACGCACTGCTGGCGGAAAGATTAATGATAATTTTATAGAACTATATAACTTTTTAGGAGCAGAAGGCGATAGTAGTACTTTAGCTTCAAGAGTAAAATTTCAAGATAGCGCAATAGTATTTGAAGGATTAACTGCAGACGCGAATGAAACAAGGCTATTTGCTGTAGACCCTACAAAAGACAACGTTATAAACTTACCAGATTCTAGTGGTAACGTAATACTGACAACTGCCGCTCAAACCTTAACTAATAAAACTATAAATTTAGCTAAAAATACATTAACTGGAACAACTGCTCTATTTAACACGGCTTTATCAGACAACGATTTTACTACACTTGCTGGAGCAGAAACTCTTACAAATAAAACTTTGACAGCTCCTCTTATAAATAATCCTAAGCTTAAGCTTGGAGCTTCTTTAAATGACTCGAATAATAATGAGTTGATTAAATTTACTCAAACAGCAAGCGCTGTAAATGAGATAACTGTAACAAATGGAATATTTAATACAGATCCAAAAATATCAGCTACAGGCGATTCTAGCAACGTAAACTTGATGTTAGCTGGAAAAGGTGTAGGATCTGTGGAAATAGCAAAAGCTGCGTATTCATCGCAAGAAATTTCAGTTGATGGAGCGGCTAGTACTAGTCATACTTTTATTATAGGCAATAAGGGATCTGCATTGGCCGTAGGTTTAGCGGCAGGAACAACAGTTGG